GATATATCTTGACTTATCCCCAGCAGTCATGTAAACTTAACACGTAGTATCTAACCGGAAAATTATCATGGAAAATATTCATTTCATATCTGGCCTGCCCCGTGCCGGCACAACATTACTGTCATCAATTTTAAAACAAAATCCCAAGTTTAGCAGTTCGATATCGGGTCCGTTGGCTCGCTTTGTTAGAGCCATCATTGAAGAATCGCAATCACAGGGTGGGTATCGATTTCAGTGTCCTGCCGAAAAGCGTAAAGAGTTAATACTTAATGTGGCAGACACTTATTATAAAGACAGCAATGACACAGTATTTGACACTAATAGAGGCTGGACATATTTGACCCCTTTGTTGGCAGATCTTTATCCTAAAGCAAAAACTATTGTGTGTATACGCAGTATTCCCTGGATCATTGATAGTTTTGAAACACTATTTGCCAAGAATCCCTACGATGTACCTCTTATGTTCCCACAAGGAGCTGGTGTTAGTGTGTATAGTCGAGCCAAATACCTTACTGACCCCAGTGCGTTTGTAGGATTCGCTTATGACGGAGTCAAACAGGCTATGTTTGGTCCTAACAAAGAAAACATCATGATAGTACAGTATGATCAACTGGCTAAAAATCCCAAATTAGTCATGAAAAAACTATACGAATTCATCGGCGAACCATGGTACGAACATGATTTTGACAATGTAGTAGGTGACTACGATGAATTTGACACTGACATGAACATTAATGGCTTACATCATGTACGTCAAAAAGTACAATTTAAAGAACGTGAACCAATCATACCAATGGATTTATTCAATCATCTTGAACAGTTGGATTTTTGGAAACAGATGAAGTAAGCAATGCCTATGACAGACCACGATGCAGTAAAACAAACTATAGAAATTTTTTCCCGTGCTGATCTATTGGATGAACTAGTATATTTACTAACAGCTTTTGAAAAACACAAAGTAGTACCAAATGATCTGTTGGGCAATGATTTATATTGTTTTGGTTATAATAAAGCCAAAAAATTTCTCAAGTCTATAGAATATGGCGAGCAAGCCCTAGAACAAGCCAAATCTATAGAAGAACGATTGGCTGTTTCATCTAATCTATCCAAAGTATATCTATCTGCCAACAAACCAAACAAAGCTGTAGCCGCATTCAAATTTATGAATTCTCATACTGATATTGGAGCTGAGGGTATGCTTGATTATTCTGCGGCGCTTTTTGCCAGTAATAGAAAAGACGAGTCATATGAAATATTAAAAAAATTAGAAGAAAATCTTTGGAAATTTGATTCTAAAATGGCTGACTCTATATTGTTTAATATGGGTGTGCACTATATAGCCCGCGGTGATTTTAAAACAGGTATGGAACATCTTTCGATTGGCCGCAATCTAAAGGTATTCGGATCCTATTCAAAAGTTACTGATGGCTTGCCCATGTGGGACGGCAAGCCTTATCCTGGTAAACATTTATTATTTGTGGCAGAAGGTGGCATTGGTGATGAAATTATCAATGTTAGATTTGTTAAAAATGTATTGGCTATGGGCATGACCTGTTCTATAATGTCAGTACATGGTATTATTGACGTTTACAGTCATTTAGGATTTGCAAAACGTATCAATATCAATCAATACAGTAAAAAAGACTACGACTACTGGACTCCGATGATGGACTTGCCTAAAACGTTGAATCTAGATTCAAATGAATTATGGACTGGACCATACCTACAAGCCAAACCAGAATTTGTCGAAAAACACAAAACCACAGTCTCTGGTAAATTCAAGGTGGGGTTGCGTTGGGCCGGCAATGCCAGATACGATCACGAATTACATCGCACATTAAACTTGACCAGCATCTTAAATGCCATACCCAAAGATAGCGACTGGTCCTTGTATTCTATACAGCGTGATGTAGGTATGGAACAATTACCTCAAAATCCTCGAGTCAAAGACCTCAGCTCTGAACTAACTACGTTTGAAGATTTGCTGGGAATAATGACAAATTTAGATTTAATCATTACCAGTTGTACCAGTGTAGCACACGCCGCGGCAGCATTAGGCAAAAGAACTATTATATTAGTACCAATTATGGAATATTATACTTGGGTAGAAGGAAAACAAACTTCCAGCTGGTATGGTGATCATCTTAGATTAATAAGACAAGTCACACCAGAAATTTGGAAAGAAGCATACACAGAATTACGCGAAGTACTCAAGGACATCGAATGAAAAAAACTATTGGATTTGTAACAACAGGATTAAAATTTAACGGACACACCGTAAATGAAAAGGCATTGGGTGGTAGCGAGTCGGCATTAATTTACATGGCCAGAGAAACTGCCAAATTAGGTCACGATGTTACAGTCTACTGTGAATGTGATGCCCCAGGCTGGTATGACTGTGTAGAGTATAGAACTCTGGATCAGTATACCAAAGACAACAAGTCACAGTTTGACGTATTAATAGTCAGTAGATTTACTGATTTTTTAGCCATGGCAGTTGACAGTAAGATGAATATATTGTGGCAACACGATATTGACACAGCTAATTTCCGTGATGCCATGGGCTGTTCGGATCGTGTTTTTTGTTTGAGTGATTTTCACAAGTCGTTATTTGTTAAAAATTACGACATTGATCCTACAAATTACGTTTGGAAAACCTCCAACGGATATGATCAAGAAATAATTACTGAATACGTACCCTACGAAGCAAAGAAAAACAACTACATCTACGCATCTCGACCTGAGCGTGGTTTAAAATTATTGTTGGAAAAAATATGGCCCGAAATAGTTGAACGTAATCCCGATGCCGTGCTGCACATCTGTACATATGAACATGCTTTAGAATTGCCAGAGGAAGTTAAAAAGATACACAAAGAAGTTGAAGACCTGTTGGAATATAGCCGAAACATTAAACAGATTGGACACTTGCCAAAACGTCAATTTTACAATCTATTAAGTAACTGTGCTTACATGGTATACCCAACGAGTTTTCCTGAAATTTCCTGTATCAATGCCATCGAAGCACAGTATAATGGATGTTTAGTTATCACCAGCGACGAATTTGCCTTGTCTGAAACAGTTAAAACCAATACTAAAGTCAAGGCAGAATACGGTAGTATTGATTACGTAAACAATTTCTTGGATTTACTTGATAAATATCAAGGCGATGTGTACGAAGAAGAAGTAGCCAAGGGTAAAAAGGCTATAGAGTCATACGCTTGGAACAGAGTAGCTAAATCTTGGAACGCTGAGATTGATTTTATGTTTAACAAGAGACATGACAAGTATAAAGATAAAATTATAGATCAATTGGTTTACAACTCTGATATAGTGGCTGCTTGGAAATTAACAGGGGATGAAAAATATCGTAAGCTATTAGACCTAGCCAAAGAAACAAATTTAACAAATTCATGGTTTGACTCGACAAATACTGATAGAGATGAATATCTTACTAACAGAGTGATTGGTCTATTTGAATTAATAAAAAACGAAATTACAGAGTTTCCTGACAAAAAATTAAAAATATTAGACTTGGGTAGCAACGACGGTGTGCTTAGTTTGCCATTATTAAAACAGTTTGCCAATAATATCGAATCAGTAATCATGTATGATTCTTCTAAAGGAGTATTAGAGCATGTTAACAAAACTTACGGACATAAATATCCGCAAATTAAAACAATCAATGATGATGTAAGAAATGTGTTAAATTATGATTTTGAACCTGACATTATTATTGCTGGAGAAATACTAGAACACGTTGAAGAAACACAACAGTTCCTTGATTTTTTAATGAAACTGGCCAATAAAAATACACTATTTTATTTTACTGTACCTATGGGACCGTGGGAACAGATGATAAAACGTAGAGACGAAGAAATACATCATGTACATCATTTTGAATTAAACGACCTACATGAAATTTTTAAAAATGTAAATTTAAATATTGCATTCAGCGGGGAAGAAGCGTTGGGACGTCGTGGTGAAATGTGTAGCAACTGGATGTTTTGGTTTAGAGCGTCAAAAGATGATAATATTAAATTTGGTGAAGTTGACTATCAAGACAAGTGGATCAAGACTAGGCCCTATAAAAAGATTTCAACTTGTATGATAGTACGCAACGAGGAAGACAACCTCAGTCGCTGTTTAAAGACTGTTTATCAGTTCAGCGATGAAATTATAATTGTAGATACCGGATCAATTGATACTACTAAAGATATCGCCAAAAGATTTACAGATAAAGTTTACGATTTGGAATGGAAGGAAGATGATGGGCTAGGCAATTTTTCTAGAGCTAGAAACTATTCTATTAGCCTTGCCACTGGAGATTATATCTTTTGGATTGATGCCGACGAAGAACTTGAAAATGGCATGAGATTACACAAGTATATTATTAGTGATTATTATGATGGTATATTGTTGAGACAGGTACAGGCCATGAGTAAAAAATCTCACGCCAACGGTGTAAACATTGATGTTATGCATGATAGATTCTTTAGAAACAACATTGGCATACAGTTTACAGGTGTGATACATGAGTACCCTAGTCGCAATGATGAAGATTTCTTGGGTAACAAAATGTTTTGGCAAGATCATATTTACGTGTTACATTATGGATTGGCCAATCAAGAAACACTAAAGCGCAAAGCCTTGAGCAGGAACGCAGATCTCATCTATAAAAATGTAAAAGTCTATCCCAAACGCATCTTTGCTAGACACTACATCATGGTAGATTACTGGAGTCAATTTATCACTGGACATCCTAATCCTGATATAACATGGCTACAGAAAGGCATGGATATTTGGCATAATGATTTGAAAAAATGCGGTGACGATTGGACCACAAGATTATCTTTGGGAGTAGTACAACATTACTACAGTTATTGCGCCCAAAACGGTATTGCCTTCAAGGGTCGTTTGCCTGAAAAAGTAGCTTTTCAAAATGGAGAAAACGGGGAAACCATAGATTTTTACGTTCTGGATAAAGAAGAAGAAAGCGATTTCTTCTTGCACTATCTTGCTAATTTCAAACGGCCATAGCATAAATATATAAAAGGAGATAATAGATGTATTACGCAAAAGTAGAAAATAATCAATTTATTAAAAGAATTAACGTGGCAGACGAGGCTCCAAATGTTACCTTTACTACAGACCCAACTGCCGAACAACTAGCACCTTACAATGTAGTGATAGTTAATCTTCCGGCTACACTTCCCAGCTATGACCCTGCTACACAAGCTTTAGTTGACATTGATCCCACATTGGGAGATGATGGTATTTGGTATGCTAATTATCAAGTTGTTACACTGCCAACTGAGCCCGATTCTGGTTCTCCGGCCTAATTTAAATGCAATCTAGATACAGACGAGATTATCCTGGTGAATTTGTCATCACTGAATCTCGTTGGTCCGGGGGCAAAAAACAAGAAAATCGTGAGTGGGTTGAAAACCCTATTCACAATCATCATTTATCCGGGAGAGCCGCTTGTTTGGGTAGTTTGCAGGATATAAGTCAGTTTGATCCTGATATATTAGAGCAACATCGTGGCGGATTACTGGGATCAAAAAAACTACAAAACTACGGCACAGGGCATGTAGCACAATACATGCGTCTTGACTTTGCTGTGGATCAAGATTACAATATTATTAAAACATTAGTAGAGTCTGGATACACTAAGACAAACATCGTTTATACTACTGCTCGTAATTGTTTACGCAATCCGGGTGAGTTTTACCTTATACCCAATAATCCTCATTTGTGTACAGAAGTATTGCCAATTTATTTGGCTGCGTTTGACGGGCACAAAGAAATTTACATGTTGGGATATCATAATAACACTAAGGCTGGAAGAGACACGTGGATACAGGAAGTGGCATCATTGATAGAAGCTTACTCTGGTACTGTGTTTACTATGGTGGGCAACGAACAGAATATGCCTGCTGAATGGATGTGTTACGCCAATACAAGAAACTACACTTATCGAGAATTTATCAGTTATTGTGATGTATAAAGCTGACTTTGTATAGTTGATATCTTTGTTTGTACCGCTTCAAAATTAACAGTACTCCATAATCCTGGATGCATAGGTTTTGGCCACACCCCACTATCAATCCAAGCCCAACCAATATGTTCTGAATTAAGTACTGGTTGGAATTCATTAGCCACGCTACAGAAAAAAGTATGGTAGGAAAATACATTATCGTCGCTGGTAAATTTTTCCAAAGGCACAAGTTTAATGTATTCGGGCATGGACCCCAATTCTTCCTGACATTCTCTGATTAAAGTTGTCATTATGGTCTCTCCAGGATCTTGCTTGCCGCCAGGCAATCCCCAACACTGCGGATGTTTACTATCGTTACGCATTAGATAGAGATATCGGTGCGTAGATATAGAATAAAACCATATACCTACGGCACTTACTGAATTTATATAATTAGAGACCATCTTCCACCGTTGTATGAACCTTGATACGATTTGACCCAATATTCTCCAGTCCATCTGTACTGTATCTCGGTGGTAATATTGGTAACATATTGTGTATTTACAGGACTTGATGCGCTGTCAAAAGAAATTAACCAGCGTGTACCATCGTAGGTCACTATGTCATTGGGTCGAGCTACTAAAATTTGCCCATCAACTCCTGCCCAAGCGGCAGCATACCCATTTTGACTGCCAGTGGCTTCGGTGAAGAGATAGCTCTGCCCTGACTCAGCTGCCGGCAAACCTTGTCCAGGACCACTGACCAACGGATTAATAACTGCATTCACTGCGGGTAAAGTATTAGATGGTACAGATTCCTGCACAACTGAAAACAGCAAATATCTAGGGTCAGTAGGATCATAAGCTACTGTGCCGTATACCTGTGATTCATCTTCTTGGGTCAGTGCTATAAGACTAATGCCCGGTCGCAGTACACCGTATAGTTCTATTAAAGGCAACCATTCTATATTACTGTTTGCAACAGGATCAGGCGGAGCCAGCTGATAATTAGATTCATTTACCACAGCCGAGTGTGCCAACAACTGTATTTTATTGCCTATTAATACTGATTGATAATTGTAAGGAGTTATGTACTGACGTGTGCCCAGTAACAAGTCATTATTACTTATGGCGTTGACTAAATCACCCGATCCATCATAGATGCTGGCAATGATAGTTTCAACAACACCAAGTTTTTTAACTTTGCTAGGTAGAGACAACCATATAGGCAGTGTGAATTTAAGCGTGGATATATCTATGGGATCTTCTGTGCCACTGGGAATTTGACGACTACTCCATCCGGTACTTACCAATTCTACCATACTTAGGCTGGTCCAGTCTAAATAATTATCGGTATTTTGTATTTCAAGACTAGGATTAAACAGCGGTAATATTTGCTCTAATATCTGCATCTTTTGATTGGTATTACTGGTCCATATATCTAAATTGATACTTAATTTGTACGGAGATGGCATGTAGCGTTCTATAGTGAAAGCGTTGCCCTGTGTGGTTTCATAAGTATTTGTTGATTGATCATAGGTTCTTTGACGAACAGATTTATTATCCACATAAGTGGGATTTTGCATACGAGGACGATCATAATCTAATCCAGTAATATAAAATGTCATCAAGGGAGTACTAGGCATATTGCTAGCGGAATTTTGTTGTATAATTGTTTGTGCTTGCCGACTAGAGTCACCATAGCGTACCGGAATACGATAAAGTGTATCTCCAGTGCCAGCCGCCCCGGACTCATTGCGCCCAAATTCAACAGAAAACCCGCTGAACATTCTAGCTATCTGTATCAAATATCTACGTATCTGAGAATCGTAAAAAAAAGACTGTGCCATTATTATTTTCCTAAAGGAGGTGGGTTGGGTGGCAAATTGCCCCCGTCGTTGCCATTGTCGGCCTGCGGTCTTAGCATCTGGCTTAGGCTTTGTCTACTAGGTATATTGCCCTGATCACTGGTGTTTGTGGTATATGGGTTATTCACAAAACTGCTACGCTGTGTTTCGTTACTTGTGCC